GCGTCGAGCCTAACAAGATCAGGGAGGCGATCCCGGAGATTTCCATCCGGTGGATCTATGAGCTGCGGAAAAGGGTGAGACGTGACGGAGCGAGATGACGAGATCCGCAAGCAGGTCCAGGACAGAGTCGCCCAGGAGGCCGGAACGGCCACTCCGGAGGAAGACTCGGAGCTGACCAGCCAGTTTATCCAGGAGTGCCTGTTCGCGAACGAGCAGGGGGACGGCGTCCTCTATGCCACCCAGTTCCGCGACCGGTTCCTGTACTGCAAGAACACCATGGAGTGGTACGAATGGCAGGGCCACTCCTGGAAGCGCGACATCATGAACCGCTCGCTGGCCGCCGTCGAGCTGCTCGTCGAGCGCTACCTGGGCGAGTACAAGGCCCTGGGTGGGAAGATCTCCGACCTCACCGCGGAGGCGGAGGTCGACAATTCGCGGAAGATCAAGCGGCTCTCGGAGCTGCAGAAGCAGCTGCTGAAGCGGGTCAGCCAGCTGCGGGCGGACAAGCGCCGCACCGCGTGCCTGAAATTCTCGCACACGATCGACGACCCGCTGGCCATTACCGGGGAGGAGTTCGACAACAGGCCTATGCTGTTCCCATGCGCCAACGGGGTGATCGACCTCGAGACGGGCCGCCTGCACGACGGCCGCCCGGGCGACTTCCTGTCGCTCTCCAGCCCCGTGTCCTTCCTGGGCATCGACGCGCCGGCGCCGCTCTGGGAGAAGTCCATCCACGAGATCTTCGCCGGCAACGAGGACCTCATCGCCTACCTGCAGCGCCTGTTCGGCTACGCCATGACGGGCCTGGTGACGGAGAAGGTCTTCCCGGTCCTGTACGGCCGCACGGGGTGGAACGGCCGCAGCCTGATCGTCGAGACGATCTCGAAGATCCTGGGCGACATGGCCGGCCCGATCGCCGCCGAGATGCTGCTCTCTACGAAGTACACGAAGAACGCCGCGGGCCCCTCGCCGGACATCATGAGCCTCAAGGGGATCCGGATGGCCTTCGCCTCCGAGGTGGACGAGGGCCATCGCTTCAGCGCGTCGAAGATCAAGTGGCTCACGGGGAAGGACTCGCTCGTCGGCCGCAACCCGCACGACAAGTATCAGACCCGCTTCAACCCGACGCACAAGCTCTTCCTGATGACTAACACGCAGCCCCAGGCCCCGCCGAACGACAAGGCCTTCTGGGAGCGGCTGCACCTGATCCCCTTCACCATCAGCTTCGTGACCCGGGATCCCCAGGAGAGCTACGAGCGGCCGGCCATCAAGGACCTGGACCAGCAGGTCCTGAAGGAGGCCCCGGGGATCCTGGCGTGGCTCGTGCGCGGCTGCCTTCTCTACCAGAAGCACGGCCTCAAGCCGCCCAAGGAGGTCACGGAGGCCACCGAGCTGTACCGCCGCAACGAGGATCTCCTGGCCGACTTCATCGACGAGTGCTGCGTCCGCGAGCCCGGGGCCAAGGCGAAGAGCTCGTCGCTCTACGCCCGCTTCGTGGACTGGTATCACGACAACATCGGCAAGAACGAGCCCAGCGGCACCTGGTTCGGAAAGCAGCTCTCGCAGAAGTACGAGAAGAACAAGAGTGAGGGCGTCGTCATGTACCACGGGATCGCCCTGGCAGGCGATCAGGGAGGGTTGGAGGGTTAATATGCGTATTCCTATGTTTTTTGAAAAATCGAAGAAAAAAGAAAATATGGACAAAAACGCTCCCTGTATCTACAACCCTCCCCGACCCTCCGGAAACCATCCCCGTTTTCGGTCCGATGCCGGGCAGGGTTCAACGTGCCGGTTTCATTCGGGGATCGACGTAGACGGTCTGGCCGGAAATTCGTCAAGGGAGGGTTGGAGCGTTTTCCAACCTTTTCCCCGGCTAACTACTTTCAAAAAAGTCTCGTGCGTTTAAATAGTGCAAAAACTATCAAACCCTCCCTAAAGGCCACTTTCCAGGGGGGAACCATAAACTAAGATCATTATAATTGGAATGAAATTGAATAGTTATAGAAAAGGAAAAAAGAGGGAGGGTTTGAAAGGGGCGAGTCGATGAAGAACGTCCTCGACATGGCCGGCTCCCAGGTGCAGCTGCGCAAGGCCGCGGGCACCCACGGCGGCGAGTGGCAGGGCCCCTGCCCGGGCTGCGGCGGGAAGGACCGCTTCCACGTCTGGCCGAACCAGCGCGAGGGCGGCAGCTACTGGTGCCGCGGCTGCGACAAGGCCGGGGACAACATCCAGTTCCTGATCGACTTCGAGGGCATGACCTTCCGGCAGGCCTGCGACGAGCTCCGGATCGACATCCCCGAGCGGCCCTCCGGGTGGCGCCCCGACGCGCCCAGGACGAAGCCAGCGTTCAGCCCGGAGGCCTCCGCGGCGCCGGGCGATCTCTGGCAGGAGCGGGCCGGGAAGTTCATCTCCTGGGCCAGGGGAAACCTCGAGAAGAACGCCGAGGCCCTCGCCTGGCTGGCGGCCCGGGGGATCGGCGCGGCGGCCGCCGCGGACTACAGCCTGGGGTGGAACCCGGGGGAGAACGGGAAGGACATCTACCGGGCCCGCAGCGCCTGGGGCCTCAACCCCGAATATCGCGAGGACGGCAAGCCCAAGGCGCTCTGGATCCCCGCGGGGCTCGTGATCCCCTACATCCGCGACGGGGTGGTGCACAGGATCCGGATCCGCCGCCAGGAGGCCGACCGGCGCTACGTCGTCCTGCCGGGATCCTCGAAGGCCGTCATGCTGCTCGGCCGCGAGCGGCGGGCCTTCGTGGTCGTCGAGAGCGAGCTGGACGCCATCGCCGTGATGGCCAACAACGCGCTCGCCGGCGCCGTGGGGCTGGGCTCCGTCAGCGCCAAGCCCGACGCCGAGGCCTGCGAGGTCCTCCGCGGGGCCCTGCAGATCCTCGTCTCGATCGACTACGACGAGCCCGGCGCGAAGGCCACGGCCTGGTGGAAGGACACCTTCTCCCGCTGCGACCGCTGGCCCGTGCCCCAGGGGAAGGACCCCGGGGAGGCGTTCGCGATGGGGACAGACCTTGAACGGTGGATCCGGGCGGGGCTGCCGCCGGCGCTGACGATCGGCGAGTCGGAGGCCAGGCGGGCCCCCGCCCCGGCGCCGAAGGCCGAGGAGGAGCTGCTGCGCAGCGAGACGCCGGCGCCCCTGCTCGAGCTGCGCGAGCTGCTGCGCAAGAACCCGGGCGTGCGGATCATCAACACGCCGGAGCGCTTCACGGTGCTGCGCGACGGCAAGTACGTGGGCGGGCGGATCAACCGCCTGGTCTTCCACGAGCCGCGGGTGCGGGACTACCTGCTGGCGCACCCGGCCGGCGAGATCGGATGGGAAAACCTGATTCCATGAGCGAGGACGCCAGCCAGGACGAAAAAACCTTCGCCACCGTCGACGAGGTCCTCGAGTACCTGGACGCCGGGGGCTGGGTCGCCAAGTCGGCCACCGTCTACCGGCACCGCAAGCAGGGCAAGTTCCTGCCGCAGGACAGCGGGCAGTTCCGCCAGAAGGACGTCGACCGCTACGCCCGCACCTGGCTGAAGCGCCAGTCCACGGGGCGCAAGGTGAAGGACAGGCTCGACGAGCTGCAGGAAAAGAAGCTCCTCGAGGAATACGAAGAGCAGAAGGAAAAAACGAGAAAAATAAAGCGGCAGAACGACGTCGATGAAGGGAAGCTCATTGACCGCGCAGACGTCGAGAAGTGGCTGGCCGGGCGGGCGGGGATCCTCGAGGCGGGGCTGAAGCACTGGATCCAGAGCCGGGCGGCCGACTGGGTCCGGATGACCGGCGGGGACCTGAAGGGGGTGGGCGAGCTGATCAACGCGATGATCCGGGACCTGGACGAGCATATCAACGGCTACGCCGCGGCGAAGGAGTTCGACCTGGTGATCGAGGGGGAAGAAGATGAAGACGTATCGGTACAACTGGAAGAATAATGAAAAGCGGCGGAGCCTGTACGGGCGGAGCTGCCAGGTCCTGGCCCGGATGAAGATTAACAGCGCCCTGGTGAGGTTCCAAGACAACGGCCAGGAGGAAGTAACCAGCAGGAACGCACTAAGGAGGACGTCATGAAAAGAAGAAAGTGGAGAATCATTCCCAAGATTGAATACCATCATTGGGAAGAGGACAACACCTGCTGGAAGCGGTGGTTCTATTTCCAGCGACTATGGAGTGGCCGCCTTATTTACATAGGCATAAAAAGGCATCAGGTGTGCCTGGATTTCCGGCAGAGCTGGCTTGCTGATATGATTCCCGGAAGGTAGCCATGCCCATCCCCGTCCACATCGACCGATCGCGTCCCTGGCTGCCGGAGGCCCTCCGGGAGGCCGCCGGCACGGTGCGCCTGCGCATCGTCTTCAGCGAGCCCGAGAAGAAGGTTTTCCGCAAGCACAAGCGGATCCCCGTGAGCCGCTGGGCCGAGCGCTACCGCTACGTGACCATGTCCGTCCTGCCCGGGCGCTGGAAGAACGAGGTCACGCCCTACCTGGCCGGCATCATGGACGCCGCGTGGTTCCCGTCGGTGCAGACGGTCATCCTGTGCAAGTCGCCCCAGGTGGGCGGCACCGAGGCCATCCTCAACTGCCTGGCCTACGCCATCGACCGCGACCCGGGCCCCGCCCTGTGCATCTACCCCGACGAGCTGACGGGCAAGGAGAACAGCCAGGACCGCATCCAGCCCATGATCAAGGGCAGCCCCCGGCTGCGGGGCTACCTGACGGGCATCGACGACGACAGCTCGTCGCTGCGGATCAACCTGCAGCACATGCCCATCTACATCGCCTGGGCCCGCTCGGCGGCGCGGCTGGCGAACAAGCCGATCCGCTACCTGCTCTTCGACGAGGTCGACAAGTACGTCGACACGGCCGGCAAGAAGGAGACCGCCCCGATCTCCCTGGGCGAGGCCCGCACGATCACCTACCGCTACAACCGCAAGGTCTGGAAGATCTCCACGCCCACGACAGAGACGGGCAACATATGGAAAGCGCTCACCACGGAGGCGCAGCTCGTCTTCGACTACTGGGTGCGCTGTCCCGCGTGCGGCGCCGACCAGAAGATGGAGTTCCGGCAGATCAAGTGGCCCCGGGCCGCCGAGCCGAGCCCGGACGGGAAGATCCACTCCGAGGACCCCGCCGCGATCGAGGCCGGACGGCTCGCATGGTACGAGTGCCCGCACTGCCTGGCGGCCTGGAACGACTACGAGCGCGACGCCGCCGTGCGCGCCGGCGGCTGGCGGGAGCGCGCCTCGGGCCTGAAGCTCTTTGAGGCCCTGCGGGCCCGGCGCCCGATGAAGATCGGCTTTCACCTGCCGTCGTGGCTCTCGCCCTTCGTGTCGCTCTCGGAGGTGTCCGCGTCGTTTCTGCGGGGCCTGTCCGACATCAACAAGTTCAAGGACTTTCACAACAAGCACCTGGCCGAGCCCTGGAAGCTCACCGTCATCTCGGGCAGCGAGGAGACGATCCTGGCGGCCCGCTGCCCGCTGCCGGCGCAGACGGCGCCCGAGGAGACCCTGCTGCTGACCTGCGGGGTGGACGTGCAGAAGAACGGCTTCTGGTTCGTCGTGAAGGCCTGGGCCGCCACGGGCACGAGCTGGACGATCCACTACGGGTTCCTGGCGACGTGGGCCGAGCTGGAGAAGCTGATCTTCGAGACGGTCTACCCCGTGGCCGACACGGGCCGCACCGCGCGGATCTTCCGGGCCTGCGTCGACACGGGCGGCGGCGAGAAGTTCGAGGACATGACGATGACCGACGAGACCTATCTCTGGGTCCTGCGGCACCGGGGCCGCGGCGGCGTGGCGCTCTGGGGCACCAAGGGCGCCAGCTCGGCCATGCCCGGCATGCTCAAGCTCGGCGCCGAGGTCCTCATGACCTCCCGGGGCAAGAAGCTGCCGGCCGGGCTGCGGGTGCTCTCCGTCGACACGACGAAGGCCAAGGACCAGTTCCACTACCGGCTGCAGCTGGCGGCCGGCCCCGATACGCGGGAGCTGCCCGGGGCCACGTTCCTGCACGCCGGCACGGGGTCGGACTACGCGGCGCAGATCCTGGCCGAGGAGAAGCAGCGCAACGAGAAGGGGCACGAGGA